CTAGCGGGAAGCGGGCTCGATCGCTTTCCTCACATCCCGCACGGCACAGACGATCTGCCGCCGTAACAGCAACGCGATGATGAGCCCTCCGAGCGCAAGGGCACCGATTGCCATAACCGTCTGCCAGTCCATGCCGGCTAGCGCTGCAAGTCCGGCGCTACCGCTGCCGAAGATGGTGGTGATCCAGCTCCACTGATCGGTGCGCTTGCGAATTTCCGCTTCGACGGTGTCGGGAACGACGGGCTTATCGATTTCCCGTTCCACCACGATTTCTCGCGTTGGTTGGCTCGTGGCATGGCGCTTCTTTACCTCGGCCAGCACCTGGCGCACACGATCCGGACTGACGGCTGCGTTCTGGCCGGCATAAGCACCTTTGCCGGCAGTAGTCGGGAGAGACGCCCATTCAGGGGCCAGATTGTTGATCAGCGTATCTTCAGACAGCCGGCCTGCGAGATATTTGTCGATGCCACGCAGGCCGAGAAGGTAGCAGGCGCAGCGGTCCTGCATGTCGGCGTCAAACAGGGCCGACGGCGGAAGTTTCAGTGTCTTGCGGATGGCGCGCAGAGTAGTGCGCACGATCTGATAGCGGCCGACTGCTGATGAGTTGAAGCGGTTTTGAGGATGCTTCAGCATCCTGGTCTGAAGCGCTTCGATCTCCTGCAGGGTCATGGTGACGAGATCGACATCGCCACCGGTGAAGGCGCCATAGGCCAGCGTTTCATTGTAGCCGCGCTTTCTGTCGGTGCCTTCAGCATGGCCGATCAGGTCCAGCAATGGCCGGTAGACATGATATTTGTCGGACGCAGCCGGGATCCCCGCGCCGCTGGGCACGTTGGCGTTCATGATGATGTCCTTTCGCGGGATTGCCAGAGCTACGGCTGGACGCACGGCTTTTGCGCCAGCCGTAGTGCGGCCAAGGGGCTTCGTTCTTATTGCTGGCCGGCGACGGCCGAGGGTTACCGTCACGTTGGCGCGCCGGCATCGCACAGCATGGTGATGAAGCGGCCACGCCGCTCCATGTCGGCGGCGGTGCGGATGTTGTAGAGGGTACCGGAACGAACCTCGATCAGCCGCCAGGCAGCGGTGATGGTCGAGGTTTCCGCATCGAAACGTACGATGATCAGGGCTGGTTGAATGCTTTGCAGGCGTGAGGCAATGACGGTCTCGCCACCTTTTGAAAGCAGGATGCAGGCATCGCGCTCGAACTGGGCGACCCATTGACCAGTGACGCCACCATAGCCGTCGTCAACTTCCTCTTGTTTTTCCAGACGGACACGGTCACGCAGATCGCTTGCGGTAATCCTGGTCATCAGAGTGGCCGCATCCGATAGGGCGCAACCAGGGCATGAACGACGCGGTCGATGGCCACGTCGATCTCGGTGTCGGCACCGTCGAAGAGCCGCTGGACGATAAGCAGGATGGCCTGGCGGATGGGCGCGGGCACGTCGGCGGCCGAGCCATAGCCGGCGGTGAAGGTGACCGAGACGGCATCAATGCGACGGAATGTTGCCGGCCAGACCTTTCCCGGCTGCAGCGCGACATAGGCCCCGTGCGCATCAGCGAACAAATCATACCCACTGGGATCGACCACCTGCTGCACATTGCCGACGTCGAAGTGACTGATGCTGACGATTGCGGTCACCGGCGCTACCGGCAACGGCAGGCGATTGGCAAAGCGACCAAAATCCTGCCGCCAGGTTTGCGTTACCAGCGCCCGGCCGATTATGCCGGAATAGCCGTCGAGATACGCCGTTGCCGCCTTGATCTGGGAGCTGATCAGGTCGTCCTGGTCGTTGTGATCGATACGCAGATGGGCTTTGGCCTCAGCCAGCGTCACCGGCATTTCGGCAGGCGCGACGGTGCGAACGGGTGCGAGCACTTCCATGATCCATTATAATAAAGAGAAGCGGCCAGCGATGCCGAGGGGAGATGAGCCGGCCGTCTCGAACGATGTCAGGTCACCGGCGCGTCGTGCGGGTGGCCGAGCGCAAAGATCGCACCGGCGGCAATCGAAGTGCCAGAGGTCTTGGTGATGACCGCGCGGATGTAGCGTTTGTTGCCGACGTAATCTTGCTTGTAGACCGTGCTGGCCTCAAGCGCGGCCGGCAGAATCCCGAGCAGATCGCCAGCCGCCACCTCGGTAAAGTCACCATCCGTGGTCGTGTCGCTCTCCTGCATGGTGATGGCGTAGAGGCCGTCACCGGCAATCGCGCCGGCATTGATGATCAGGGTCGCCGAATTGAAGCCCTGCAGATCGGCGTGACTGCCCTTGGTGGTGGCGGTGACCACGGCGGGAACCAGCGATGCGACGAGGCCGAGGCCGGAAATACCGTCCTTCATGGGAGAAGTCCTTTCAATGAGTGGGGAATGATGAAGAGACGGGCGGCCGTCCTTCGACCCTTCGACAAGCTCAGGGCTCAGGATGATGGCCGCCGTCATGATGATCAGGTGCTGATCTTCAGCAGCTTCAGGGCTTCGAAGTTGACGATGCCGCCACCGACGCGCTTGGTGGTGTAGAACAGCACGTTCGGCTTCGAGGTGAACGGGTCCCGAAGCACTCGGATGCCGATGCGGTCGACGATCAGATAGGCCCGGTTGAAATCCCCGAAGGCGATCGGGAACTCTCCAGCACCAACCGCCAGCATGTTATCGTCGGTATGGACGGGCTTGCCGAGGATGGTTGCCACTTCGGCAGCGCCGGAAGGCGGAGCCCAGATATAGGCACCTTCCGCATCCTTGAACTTGCGAACCGTGTTCATGGTGGCATCCGACATCAGCCACGATGCACCGTTCCGGTAGCCGGACTTGAGCGCATAGTAGAGGTCGATCAGCGCGTCGGCCGGGCTGGCAGAGGCGGTCGCTGCGACAAAGCCATCGGCCTTGCCGGAAGCAACGAAGCCAAGCTTGCCCCAAACATAGGAGGCATTCGCCACCGTGTCGTAGGCCAAGATGCCGCGCGGCTTGTTGATTCCATCGCCATTGGCAAAGGCAGCGCCTTCCTGCTCGGCGAACTCGATCGAGACTTCGTCGGCCAGCCAGGCCGCCAGATCAATCCGGGCATCGTCGAGTGAGGTTTGCGTGGCGCCCGGCATGGCGTAGATCTCGCCGGTGTTGATGGCGATCTCACGCAGCGTTGGCGTGGCTGTGCCAGGACGATCCTGTTCCTCGCCAACCCAGCCGGAGGTCGCACCGCCCATATTGACCAGCTTCTTGTAGGTGCTGGTCGAAATGGAAATGGTGCGGGCGAGAGAACGGATCGTGGACACGGTGCCGAGCACCCGGTCGATACCGGCTTCCGTCTCTTCCGGCACCAGATAGCCGCCGTCCGGATCGGACTGCGTCGTCAGCTTGGCCTTGACCTCGAGATCACGCAGGCCGGCATCGACGCCGCGCCGGAAGAAACGATCGAAGGCTTGTGCGTGCTCTGCCTTGTCCGGATCGTGATCATTGCCGGCACCACCGACCTTGATCGCGGCCATCGCTGCATTCACTGCGTCGATTTCTTTGGTCAGCTTGGTCAGTTCGGCATTGATACGGTCGACCTTCTCGGTCTGGACCACATCGGCCATGCCGGCCTTGATGTCGGCGAGCTCCTTGTCGCGTTCGACCTTGAAGTCCTCGAAGGTTTTCTGCAGCTCGGCGAGGATTTTTGTCGCGTTGCCGGAATCGGCGCGCACGCCGACAAAACCCCGGACTGGCCCGCGCGCAGGCGGGTTCAAATGAATGCTCATGATGTTCTCCTATGAGCGGATGGTTTGGATCAGCCGCTGGAGTGCGGCTGGATTGATGCCAGCGTCGTGCGTGGCGGTGTCGGCAGCGTCGCGCATGCCGGCAATCTGATTGAGCATCTTGCGCCGCTCTGAGCGGGAGATGCCCTGTTGCGCCAGAGCCGCATCGATGCGGCGCTTGGCATGGATTTCTGGCCGGACGTTTTCGGACGCACCGGCTTTGGACTGGACTTCTGCATCGACGATATCGGCGAAGCCGTTCTCGATCGCCTGTGCTGCCGTCATGAACGTCTCGGTATCCATCAGCTGCTCGATGTCGGCGCGCTCCATGCCGGTGCGGGCCTCATAAATGTCGGCGAGCGCGGCATCGAACTGGTCGAACAGGGTGGCAGCCTCGCGCATGTCGTGGCGATTGCCGATGACCACGCCCCAGGCATTGTGCACCATCATGAACGAACCGAGGCCCATGCGGATTTCGTCACCGGCCATGGCGATGATGGAAGCTGCCGATGCTGCCCAGCCCAAAACCTCGACCGTCACCTTGGCCGGATGGGAACGCAGCAGATTATAGATGGCGATGCCCTCGAACATGTCGCCGCCGGGAGAATTGATCCGGACGGTGATGTCGCGGTTACCGATCGAGCGCAGAGCGGCCGAGATGCGATTGGCGGTGACGCCGCCGCCGGTCCAACCATCCTCACCAATAATATCGAACATGGAGATGGTGGTGTCGGCGTCGGATACGGCAGCGGCAGCGATCGGAGCCTCGGCCCATTTTGTTAGCACGTCGCTCGGTGCGTCCCACTGATAACTCTGCGGGCGCGCGAATGTCCGCGCCTCGGGCAATTTACGAAGGCTCATCGAGCATTCTCCAGCCACAGGAGCGAACACCAGCCGAGGACGAAGCCGCTGAGAAGGATGCCGAAGTCGAAGGCCGGGCTGATGATGGCAAGGCTGACTACGGCCATGGTGATCAGCGTTGCGGTCAGTTTCAACGTATTCAGAAGCGTCATCAGTTCGGATCCTCAATCGTTGCGGTGTTCGTCGGTTTCGCCATCGCCGCTATCAGCATGCTGCGGTGTTCCAGCGGTGTTGGGCGGCGGATAGAAGACATCACCACCGTCACGCGGGTTCTGGTCTTCCAGCGCACGGATTTCGTTGGGGCTGTAGACGCCCCATTGCAGGCCTTTGACGTAGGCTTCCCAGCGGGCCTTGATGTCGCCCTTGACGAGAGCCGCCCGATTGAAGCGGGCATAGAGTTTTTCGTCCGCACCGATCAGGTCCCGGTTGATCGCCTCTTCCCACATGGTCAGGTGGTCTTCGAGCGTATAGGCGACGAAGCCGATCGACTGCTGCTCGATGCCGGTGCCCCAGGACGTCGACTTTTCAGTATCCCCGATCATGTGCGGTGGCACGCCAAAGAACATGGCGATGTCGGTGCGGCTGAATTTCCGGCTCTCGATCCACTGCGCATCCTCGGCCGTCATGGCGATGCGGGCGTAATCCATGCCCTCTTCGAGGATCAGGTTCTTGCCCTCCTGCTCGCCGCCGGAGCGGAATTCTTCCAACCCCGCCTTCAGATTGGCGACAGCTTCCGGGCCGAGCTTGTTTGGATGCTTCAGCACGCCGCTGACACGCGCGCCATTGCGGAAGGTCGAAGCGCCGTGGTCTTCCATCGCAAGCGACAGACCGATGGTTTCGCGAGCGTAGCTGATGGCCGACACGCCATGGACACCATCGAGCGACAGCCCGACGAGATGGAACACTTCATCCTGATGAAGCCGGATGCGCCGTCCGTCCTGGCGAGCGTAAATATATTCCAGCGTCAGATCGTCGGTCTGCTTCACCTCGACGCGATCAGGATGAAACGGGATCAGCTCCTGGACCAACCCTCGCGAGCGTACGATCATCGCATAGGCATTGCCCCGCAACAGAAGATGCGCCTGCAGCATGCGGCGGAACTGCGACGGCGTCTGCCAGCGGTTGGGCTTCTTCCGCAGCACCGTCCAGATCGGCGTGTCCGAGGCGTCCTCACGGGTGCGTTCGTCGACACGGCGCTTGATATGCAAGGGCAACGTTGCCACGGCACCGGAGATGATGCGCACACAGGCATAGACAGCTGCCACCCGCATGGCGCTGTTCGGCGTCACCGTGGCGCCCGATGCGGTCACTTCTCCGGAGCGCAGCGCCTCTTCCAGCTGCCGCGCCGTGGTGATGACGAGGCCGCCTCCCGCATCCTGGAACGACGCACGCGGAGAGGCGGCCGGCGGTTTGGAGCCGCCGAACCAGTTCGACCAGAATGGCATGAGTTTTCTTTCGTAAGCCGCCGTCAGCTCACAGCATCAGGATGCCGCGGCTCTCATAGACCGAGCGGCCGGCATTGACGTCACGAGAGAGCGCCCGGCCGAGCGCATTGCAGATCGCGACAATTCCGTCGATGCGTTCGCTCGACCGCTCCTTGTCCGGCTTGATGTTGCCGGCCGGATCATGGCGCACGGCAACGTTGGAGGCGTTCCAGCGCAACACCGGATGGCCGCCATGCCAGAGCGATCGCGACACCGATAGCCGCTCCAGTTCCGCCGTCGGTGCGGCCATGCTCAAGAACCCCTGGCCGAACTGGACCAGGTTCAATCCCTCATCCTGAAGATGCTGGACGATCTCGCCGGCAAAGGTACGGTCGTAGGACAGCTCGCGCAGATCGTAACGGGACGCCAGTTCGATAATCTCTTTCTCGACGAAGGCGAAGTCGGTGGCGTTGCCGGGCGTGGCGGTCAAGAATCCCTGGTCGCGCCAGACGTCATAGGGCACGCGGTCGCGGCGCACGCGGCGTAGAATGTCGTCTTCCGGGATCCAGAAGCGGCAGAGCACGATCCATTTATCGGCAAGGGTGCCAAGATCGTCGTCGAGCGTCGGCGGGAAGAGAAGCACGAAGGCTGACAGATCATTGACGCGGGCAAGATCCAGCCCGCCATAGCATTCGCGGCCGAGCAGCTTGCCTTCCAGTTCCTCCAGCTCGTGTTTGACGATGCGCCAGTCGGTGGTGGCTGGCAGGCCGCCTTCCTCCCACACGCCCATGTCGAGCCAGCGCGTGACCTGCTCGGTCCATTCGTTGAGCCGCAGCCGGCGGATGGCATTCTGCTGCGCCGGCATTTCCTTAGCCTCAATGATCTGGCGCTTGAGATCGTCGACCTTCACCGTCACGCCGAGGCTCGGATTGGCCTTCACCCAGACAGTCTCGTCGGTCCAGTCGTCGCCATCGTCTATTGTTGCGATGTAGCCGAACCAGCTATCGGAAGACTCCGTCGGCACCGTGCCTTCCAGCGCTTTGACCGAGAATTCGTGATGCTGGCGACACACGGAATGGCGGTCATAACCGGCCGTGGTGATCTCGAAGATCAAGGGCTGGCGCCGCGCACCAGTGGCGGTGTTCAGCTTCTGAATGATCTCGGGTCCCGGATGTTCGTGCACTTCGTCGACGGCCGCAAAGTGAATGTTCAATCCGTCCATCTTGGTGGCGTCGGCCGACAGCGGCCGGAACCAGGACGACGTCGGCAACACCGCCAGATTGTTCACCGTCCTGGTAATCCTTGCCTGCAGCGCCGCGCTTGCCGCCACCATGCGCTCGGCTTCGCCAAAGACGATGCGCGCCTGGTCGCGGGTCGTCGCTGCCGAATAGACATGCGCACCTGGCTCGCCATCAGCAATCAGGGCATAAAGCGCGGTTCCTGCCAGCAGCACCGACTTGCCGTTCTTCCGCGCCACCTCGACGTAAGCCGTACGGAAACGGCGCAAGCCATGTTGGCCCGAACGGGTCTTCCGCTTCCAGCCATAAAGCGAGCCGACGACGAACTGCTGCCACGGCTGCAGCGCAAACGGCTCTCCTGCCCATTCGCCGGTCGAATGACGCAGATGACCGAAGAAGGCGATCGCGTGCCGGGCGGCAGCGCCGTCCCAGACGAGGCCACGCTTGCCACCAAGTTTCAGATCGGCAAGGTGGCGTTCGCAGGCCAGCTTCACCAGCCGGCCGGCAATGATCTTGCCGCTGATGACACCACGCGCATAGGCCGTGACCGGACAGACCAGCTTCTTGCTGCGGCTGCCGGATTTACGCTTTTCTGCCACGGGTCAAAAAATCCTCGAATGGATCACTGGTCTCGGCAGGCTCCGCCATGCGGATGCGCGAGCGGCTGGACGGTGTCAGCCCGAACTCGCTCTCGATCTGCGCCATCTGCGCCAGGCACTTGTTGGCCACCGCCAGAAACGGATTCTGGATGATGTTGTCATTCGACGTCTTCACCACCGGACCACGGCGCTTCACCTCCTGCTCGGCTTCGAGCCAGCGACGCCAGATCACGACGTAGCGGGCGAGTGCGCCGGTATCCAATTCGGTCATGACGCCGTGCCGGGCGAGCAGTTCCGCCATCTCCATGAACTTGACGCGGGCCTCCTCATCGAGATGGTCGGGTGGCTCCGGCGTCGCCCCCACCGGCTTCGGCTCGGCCTTGTTCAGGCGGTGCGGCCGCGCCGTGCCCTTGACCAGCTTCAGATGCGTCGGCAGCGGCTTGCGGCCGGCCATGTCAAAACTCCATGCATTATCCAGTGTCGTTACCGCGAAGGCGTACTGCCTCGAACAGCCGCCGCAATGTGAACGAGCGCGCGATCGACACCACGGTGAAGATCGCGCCCATGGCCATGTTCTCTGCCAGCGTGGTCGACAATCCGAACAGCGGGAACACCACGATCTGTGTCACCACCGCGATGCCGTAGCCGATTGCGACATTGGTGAGGGATTCCACCAGCGACATGGCGCGCGACTGTTTCATGCTGCTGCCGCGTCCTTGGCCGCATCCCCGGCCACATTGTCGGTATTGGGCACGCGCTCGGAGGCGATCTCGTCAAAGCTGCGGCCGTCACCATCCAGCGTCGCCACCTTGCCGGTAAATTCCTGCCAGCGTTTGACGACCACGTCGCAGAAGGCTTCCGACAGCTCCAGCCCGTAGACCTTTCGCCCGGTCTTCTCGCCGGCGATCAGCTGCGAGCCGGAACCGGAGAACGGCTCGTAGCAAATGTCGCCCGGACGGGTGTGCAGCTGCATCGGCAGCGTGAACACCCGCACCGGCTTCGAGGTCGGATGCTCGCGGGTCTCGATTTCCGAGGACGGGATGTTCCAGACCGTCGTCGGCCAGCTTTCGAACCCCTCGCGATTGATCCTTGGCTTCTTGCCGCGAACCCAGCCGAACAGGCAGGGCTCGTGCGCCCACAGCATGACCGAGCGGGTCAGCACCGGGCGGGATTTGGCCCAGATGATCTGCTGGTGATGCAGCACGTCGAACTTGTCCCAGACATTTTCCAGCATGCGCTGGCGGCGCGAGGCGTGCCAGCAGTACCAGGCGACGTCCTCGGCAATGGCATGCTCGATCGCCGTCCGGCAGAAGGCTTCGTAGAACTGCGGGCCTTGTGAGGAATCATCCCAGTGCTTCTGCTCGACATAGTCATCGGACCAATCCTTGTTCGCGATCTTCTTGGCCCGCGCCGAGGCGGTCTTCTTCGTCGGATGGTTGGTTCCGTCATAATCGACCAGGTAGGGCGGATCGGTGGCAAACAGCGCGGCGCGCTCGTCATTCATCAGCCTGGTGACATCTGCCCCATCGGTGGAGTCGCCACAGAGCAGTCGGTGTTCACCCAGCAGCCAGAGGTCACCGCGCCGTGTCACCGGCGTTGCCGGCACTTCAGGAATGGCGTCGTCCTCGGTCAGGCCGCCCTGTTCTTCGCGATGGCCGTAGAGCAGGTCCTGGAGTTCGTCGTCCCCGAAGCCGGTGAGCCCGAGATCAAAGCCTGCCTCCTGCAGATCGGAAAGCTCGAGCGCCAGCAGTTCCTCGTCCCACCCGGCATTGATGGCAATGCGGTTGTCGGCAAGCACCAGCGCCCGACGCTGGGTTTCCGACAGGCCCGACAGCACGATGGCCGGCACCGTCGCCATGCCGAGCTTGCGTGCGGCAAGCACCCTTCCATGGCCGGCGATCAGGGTGCCATCCTCGGCAATCAGCACCGGGTTGGTAAAGCCGAAGGCGCGGATCGAGCCGGCGATCTCGGAAACCTGTGCTTCCGAATGCGTGCGGGCGTTGCGGGCATAAGGAACCAGCGCATCGAGCGGCCGATATTCGACGGCAAGACGGCGATCGCCATGATCGGGCGCATTGTGCGCAAGGTCAGCCATTTGCGTTTTCCGTTTCCAACAAAATCAACATGTTAGCCATGCACCCCCCCCATCGCCATTTTGGCCACGGATGCGCGTTTGGTGGCGCGCGGTCCTGGGGTCGAACTCTCCAGAGATTTGACCTCCCCCGGGGGGGCTCACGAGCGGCGGCGCGCATTGCCGAAGCCGCCATCCTTCGCAGCCGTCTTCCGGCCGTGGCACGACGCGCACAGCGCCTGCCATCGGCTGCGGTCCCAGAACACCATCTCGTCACCGCCATGCGGATCGACGTGGTCGACGACGCTGGCCGGTCGGATCAGATCATGGCGCGCGCATTCCACGCACAGCGGATGATCGTGCAGGAAGGATGCGCGTTCCGTTCGCCAGCGCTTTGAGCGATAGAGCGCTCGGGCCACCGGATTGCGCTGGCGGGCATAGTCCTGGTCACGCTCCCGCTTCTCGCGCCGGCCAACCGGGCGATGGATCGGCGGGCGGACAGGCATGATGCTGATCTCGATGATGATGGTGGTGGC